GCACTTTACTTGAATGAAGTTCACTCGAATAAACTGTACTATCTTAAAGTAAATTGTTAACAGGTTGTTCATGATTTGTTAATTTCTAGTTCATGATTTGTTAATTTCTAGTTCATAATTTTAGTGTATACTATAGACAGTGAAAAGGAAGCACACCACAAGAGAAAGGACAATAACATGAAAAATGAAATCATTGAGACCCATACCGATAGAAACGGCAATAAATGGGAACGAAAAATCATGACAAACTTTGTAGGCGAAAAATACGCGGTGCTTTATAAGAACGGAAAGAAAGTTGAGGTTTTCGGAAGAATTTGGTAAGGAGTGACAACATGGTTAAATACATCAACATTTCAAATTTTGAAACGGTCGAAAACCGGGTGCTATCGCACCCGGATAAACCGTATGAAACAAACGATTATATTTATTGGTTAGAGTATTGTTATGGCGGTTGCGGACGGCTCAAGCGCAAAGCAAAAGATAATAGTTCCGGTCACACTAAGGATAAGATTGATATAGTTGCATATTACAATAAGGGGGATTTAGAGTAATGAGAATATTACATTTGTACGAACTGGACGGAACAGACCACAAGAGAACTAAAGTAATTGCCGCAACGAAACAGGCATACAGCAATGCGGGTATCCGCAATCTATACAATTATTTGAGGGCAAACGGGAACTGCCCATACATGATTGAACTGCCGGGCGGCGATATCCGTATACAGTATTTCAATAAAAAGGGGGTGCGATAGCATGAAAGTGTATATTTACGAATACAAAACTTGTTCGCCGTCAAGAGCACATCACACAAATATGTTTAAAGATGGGTTTGCATGGTGTAGAACGGCAGGCATAAAGCAGATGAACAAACTTGAATTTGACAAGTATATTAAATACGTTAAAGCAACAAAGCAAAGTGCAAAATTTTCACGACTTCAAGATGGGTCTTTCCGTGTAAGATATTTTGATATGAGAGGTGCAAAATGAAGAAACTGAAAACGCAAACCGGGCTGGTGCGGGGCAAGCCCGGGGGCGAAACAGCCCGTAAAAAGACGGGTGGCGCGTCCAACAAGAAAGCCGCCAAACAGCGGAAAACCGCGAAACTTAAAGACAAGAAAGAAGCAAAAACAAAGCGCAAACAGGGCGGCAAGGGTCGCCCTTTTCGCGCTAAACCATGGGCAGATTATGCAAAAGGCGAAAAGCCCACAAAGGCATACACAACCGATGAATTGCGCAGTATCGTTAACCGCGCCGCAAAGGCGGCAAATAATCGTTTAAGAGCACTGGAAAAGGCCGGATACACAAAATCCGCATACCAGCGTGCGGCACGTCAGACGGGCAAGGATATCCCGCGATACAGGGAAAAAGTTGCAAGTGCATCCCGACAGGAGCTAGAAAAAGAATTTGCACAACTCCGCGATTTCATTACCGCGCCAACGTCTACTGTTGGCGGCGTGCGGGAGTATCAAGAGCGTTTGACAAAAGCCGCGCAAGTGGCGGGTTTTAAAGGTGATTTTGCAAATCTGTCCGCACTGTTTGAAAAATATATGTCTGCTGAATGGGAAAACCTTCTTGGGTCAGATATCATCTATGAAGAAATCATGTCAGGCCGCGCCGCTGATGGTAGCCTAGAGGATATCCGGCAACAACGAACGCAACAGCAAAGGATTGGTCAGATGGTAGAGAGTGACAGAAAAGAGGGCGCGGCGCTCTTACAGTCATTACGCAAGCACGGTAAAAAGAGGAATCAATAATGCGTTACAGTCAGGATTTACCCATTGCCGAAAATATAGCGGAATTTTTGCCGATGCTCAAGCGGCCCAAAACAGTTACAAAAGGCCGCAAAAAACTTAACAGCGGTGAACGTAAATATTTTGGTAAAAAATATCTTGACATAACTTGCACGTTTGATATAGAGACAACCAACAGCGACGCGGACGGGTTCGCGTATAGTTATCAAACCTGTATAGGTGGCGCGGTTGTAATACCGCGATATTTTGAGGACTGGGCACAAATTATGGAAAAGCTTGTTGCTAAATGGCATATCAGCGAAAAGAACAGGCTTGTTGTGTATGTGCATAATCTGGGTTATGAGTATACATATTTAATCCAGATGTTGTGTGACCGCTGGGGCGATTGCAGAGCCTTATACACAAAAAGCCGCAAACCCTTATATCTCGAATTTGATAACGGGGTCGAATTTCGTGACAGTCTGAAATTGTTTCAAAAATCCCTTGCCCGTGCAACTGAGGGATGCACACACGCAAAACTAAAAGGTGACTTGGATTATACAATATATCGCACTCCCGATACCTCATTAGATGATACAGAATTTTCATACTGTGTTAATGACGTGTTAGGTTTGTTTGAAGCAATCGAACGTCTGAAAAAGGAACGCGGATATAACTCCGCTTCTATTCCGCTTACAAATACAGGCATGGTAATTCAGGCCGTTAATTCTGAGATATCCCATGACCAAAACTGCCGCCGTCGGATGGATGCACTCAAGTTGAACGCACGGCAAATGCGCCTGTGCTATAAGGCAATGGCAGGCGGTGACACGCACGGCACGCGTTGGCGTGCGGGGCGCACCTATACCGATTGCAACAGTTACGATTTTAAAAGCGCTCATCCATCGCAACAGTTGTTGTGGAAATTCCCGGCGGGGCATCCCATTGACTTACCGGATGAAACGTCCATAGAGGATATGGAAAACCTGATTGATAACGGTTTCGGATGGGTTGCAAAGATTTTGCTAGTCAATCCAGAAATAAAACCTGAATGCCCTGACCCTGTAATCAGCGTCAGCAAGTGCGCCGCGATTGAAGGTGAACGCGGTGTAGATAATGGGCGCTTGCTGGGTGCGGATGGTATTTATCTGTACTGTGATTCTAACGATTGGCAACGCATTAGTGAAGCATATACATTTGATAACATGGTTGCAATGGAAAGTATTTGCTTTCGTCTTGCGTATCTGCCTAGTTCCTTTCGGAAAGCCATTTTTGAAAAATTTCGCGTTAAAGAGACGATGAAGGGAACGCCCGATTATATGTTCAGTAAAATTTGTGTCAACACCATTTTCGGCGCGTGTGCGCAAAAAACAATCCGTGATGAATACGCCGCAGAAATCGGTGATGATATCGAATTTACACGGACGGATTGGGAGACAAATCTGGACAGCAAAACCCCGGACGAAATTGCCAAAAGTCAAGACAATAAATTTCCGTTTTTGTGGGGTTTGTGGACGGCATCCCTTACCCGTCTCAAGTTGTGGCAACTATTAAAAATAGTTGGTTGGGAAAATGTCATTTACTGGGATACGGACAGCTGTAAATTTCAGGGCGCAAAGTGTCCCGGTGTAGAGCTTTACAACGATGAAGTAAGACGTCAGTGTGTAGAACGTGAATGTGTGGTAGAGCGCAAAGACGGAAAGAAAATCTTTATCGGTATTGCAGAGGATGAACACCCGCAAGCAGATTATGGATACAAGGAATTTAGATTCTTGCACGCAAAATGCTATGCCGCGCGTACCTGTGATAACGTGCTGGAAAGTACGATTGCAGGCGTTGGCAAAAAAGAAGGGGTATCCGCATTAAAAGACGATATAAATAATCTGAACGACTTTCTAATTATTGATGATGCGGGAGGACAGATGCTAACATACCACAACAGCCCGCTAAAGTATCGTACCGACTTTGTAAAACCGACGGTTTCCGCGTCGTGGGTCGTCATGACCCCGCGACGGTATGAGGTCAACGGCAAATTACCGGATTTTGAGGAAACAAGAATGGGTTAATGTTCCATGTGGAACATAAAGAAACAGCGCCCCGCTTTCGCGGGGCGCTACTTTTAGCTGTTAGAGATAGTGATGCTTAACTTGCTCGAATATACAAGATATGGAGTTAGGGCATTGAGATTGACAGGGACGTTGAACCGAATAGAGATGTTAGAGGGGGAATTGTCGTGTGCGGTAACATTCACGGTAGCGCCCGATTCTACAATTTGCACAGAACCGTTCGTCAGGTTGACGATATAAAAATTATAGGGGGATGCAATACTACCCGTCAGGTTGTGGTTGCGCGTGTGTACCCACGGCAGACTTGCATATCCTGATACTGTGGGGATGTCTATGCCCGGATAAGCACCGAACACAACGCTAACTCCCTCAAAAGAATAGGGCAAGCGGTTGGGGATATTGCCCAAATCGTTGAGGCTATCAACACGGTTAGACAGAGTATCGACGCTCTCGGCAGTAGCCGCGCCCTCAACATTGGCGACCTTGGTTTTGGGGTAGAGAACGGCGATATCGCCGTTATCCTGCTTGTACTTTAAAAGACCGTCATAATTGATAGTCATAATAGTGCTCCTTTCTTAAAGTATTAGGCCGGTTAATCAGGTCGCAGAGGTATCAAACCACCAGTCACGCGCCTTAAGCGCGGTGGGTTCGGTGGCAGAGATGTAAAGCTGGGGCGGGTCGTGAGCGATGCCTTCCAGCGTTCTCACGCGGGTATCCAATGCGGTGTCAGCGGCTTTACGGTCGGACGTTTCCTTGGCGATGGCGGCGGTGTTCGCGGCAATGTCCTTTTTGGCCTGTGCCACGTCCCCGGTAAGCGTGGTGATAGTGGTATCAGTAGACCCGCCCTTCGCTTCCAGAGCATCCAGCCGCGTGCCGTGGTCGGCAATGTCGTGGGTGTTCTGGGTCACGTTCGTGTCGATAGTGTCAACGCGGCTCGACAGAGTGGCAACGCTTTCAGCAGTAGCCGCGCCCTCAACATTGGCAACCTTGGTTTTCGGGAAAAGCACGGCAATGTCGTCGTTATCCTGTTTGTACTTCAGAAAACCGTCATAATTGATAGTCATAATAGTGCTCCTTTCTGTTGTTAAGAAATATCAAACCACAGGTCTTTACCAGCAAAGGGGTCTGGTTCCGTGGCGGAAACATAAACAGTGGACTTCTTTTCAGCGGTTTCTTTAACGTGCTGAATAGCGTCCGTATTGCCAGAAATAGCGGTATCTTGTGCGGTGTTCTTGGCTTTGATATCCGCGATTTCCTGTTTGTTGGTGGCGTTGTCGCCTTCCAGAGCCGTGATACGGGTCTCATGGTCGGCAAGCTCGGTGGCGTGGTCGGCCAGCTCTGCGGCATTCTTGGCAATGAGCTTGCCGTTTGCCAGCTCTGCGGCCTTGGCTCGCTCCACCTCGGCAGTCAACGCGGTATTGGTGGCATCCGTCTTAGTGTCCAGCCCGTCCAACCGCCCCTCTGCGGTCGTGGTACGCTTTTCCAGTGCATCCAGCCGCATATCCTGTTGAACGTCCTTTTCCTGAATGTGTGCGATTGCATCCCGGTTGGATTCAATCTTTGCTTCATCCTCGGTAAGGTCAGACCGCAGACCGGCAATATCGCTAGTGTTGCGCTCGATGGCCTGATGATTTGCGGTAATTTCCTTGTGCTGGGAGAGGAGCCGCGCTTCATGGTCGGCCAGTTCCTCGGCATGGTCTGCCAGTTCCTTTGCATTGACTGCGATGTGCGCCGCGTTGTCCTGAATATTCTTAGTATTCTTGGCAATATCGGCGGTGTTCTGGGCAATGCTGGTATCATGGCTCTTGAGTTTGGTATCGATACCGTTCAACCGGGAATCGTGCTCCACGTCCTTTGCCTGAAGGGCGGCAATGTCGTTGTCATTGCTGGTGATTTGTCTCTGCAAATCCTCGTCCTTGGCGTGAAGGTCGGCAATCTCGGTGGTGTGCTGGGCGGTGGTGGCCTGCAAGCCGTCAATCTCGGTCTCGGCAGTCGCCACGCGCTCGGCCAGAGCGTCAACACGGGCTTTATCCTCGGCAACGGTGTTTTTCATCTCCGCGTTGTCTTTGGTGAACTGGTCGATTTTCTCCCGGAATTCCGCGTTGTCAGACGCGAAACCGGAAACCTGAGACGACAGGTCTTTTACCTCGTTCTTATACTGCTCCACCTGAGCGTTATACGCGCCGGTCTTTGCCCAATACCGCGTGTTGGTGATATCAATGCCGGGGCCGACGTTGCACTTGCTTGTGTAGCTTTCGCCATCGTGAGTTACGATAGTAAGGGATTCGTAACTCTTGTGAATGTCCCATTCGATGGGGTCGGCAAAAATCGGCACATACCGACTGCCGATATACTGAGACGGGGGGCACTCCGGCCTGATAGGCGGTCGCGGCGGTCTGGGCGGGCACGGCGGGTGCGGGTCACAACTGCCGGGTGCAAAGGGTGCAGGCTCGATAGGGTAGGGGTGACAGTGCTTGTCTTTACAACTCATATTTTAACAACTCCTTTCTTAGTATGTGATGATAAGGTGTCCATACTCCGGCTCGGTGATATCAGTGCCGGTATTAAAGGTCAGCCACCCCCAATTTGCGGGGACGTATGCACAGAAATGACCGTCGGGGGTCAGGCCGAACCATACAAAGTGTACCATCTCGCAGACCATGGCAGGCAAATTCTTGTCTGCCCATTCCATAAACTTCTCATTTTCAAAGTCTCCGGCATCCAGTCGTGCGTTGATACATTTTTGAGCGGCGGCAAGGTCAGCCATGGCAGAGTTAAGCGCGGTCACGTTGCCGCCCTGCGCTTCCTGTCCTTTTGCCAGTCCCTGAACTAGGGCGGTCAGGCTCTGCACCTGAGATACCAACCACCGCAAATCATACATTGCGGGGTCACCGGGGGTATAGCCCGGGTTTGCACAGAACGGATAATCCATAATTACCCCCTCACTTTCTGCGGTTCAGGCTTGCCAGATATGCGTCAGCCTGCAAAGCCCCCTGTGTGAAACTGTTGTTCTTCCACCACGCCCACAGCGCGGCGGCAGTCGTGATACCGGCAGTGATGAACTGCTCCAGCGTCTCATTATTGATAGGTAACGGGGACTTGCCCGCCGCGCTCAAGCACTGGTTAATCAGTGCCAGCATGAGAACAAAAGTCCTTGCAACGGTTTCCGGTTTGATGTGCAGTTTCATATCTACTTGCTCCTTTCTTCTAAATCATCAATTCTGTGATTTGCCACTTTTATCTGTTCTTCCAGCACGGGGACGCGCTGGGCAAAGTGATTATGCTCACGGACTTCCCGGGTCAGTTCCTCCAACCGCGTTTCCGTCACCGCTTGGGACTTGCTATTGGCAATCAACACTCCTACCAGTGTAACAGCACCCGAAATGACCGCGCACAAAATCTCTGTATACATAATATACCACTCCTTTTAGTAAACGTCAAGACAGAAAGTTCTGTGGAAAGAATCTGCAATGACCTGATAGATATTAAACAGGACGCTTTCACGTTCTGCTTCAATCATCTGTTGGGTAGTAGTGACGCCAATATTACCGCCCTTTGTGTATTCATGGGTCATAACTACCGTTTCGGTTTCCTTGCCCGTAGTCATGCCGTGTGCGTGTTCATCGTGGGCGTTAACTGCCGTTTCTTGAGCCGTTCCCCGGTCGGCGTTCTGCCGCTCTGTGTGCCCGTGCCCGTCTGTGCTTCCCGTGTCTCCATGTGTGCCGTGGGCTCTGCCGATAGTATCCGATGTGGTAGCCTGCTTATCGGTCACATCTTCCGTTGTTCCGTCTGTCTGGGTTCCGGTCGTATCTTCTTTTTCCGTCCAGTCGGTTTTTCGGGTCTCATCGCTTGTACCCTCTTCATGGGTCGTTGTGTTGGTCTGGTCGTAGGGCTGATATTCAGCTTCGTTCTCTGCGGAAACATCGTTGATAACTTTGCTTGTACCGTCCTTCGTGGTCTTGACTTTATCAGTCATGGTTTCAACGTGTACCGTGTTCCGGTTTCCGGTGGTCAGGCGGTTCAGGCTTCCAACGGTGTTTCTGGTCTCGTCTGCGGTTGTTTCACCGTGCCCGGCAGTGTTGTCAGTGGTGTATCCGTTATCCTTGGTGTGCTCATGGTACAGATTTCCGGTGGTCTCCATCTGGTGGCGGTCGTCTGCGTGCTGTTTCTGGTCATGTGCGCCGCCCTGTGAATGCTGGGTAGTCTGTTCGGATGTATCCCGGGTCGTTTCGGTGGTGTCCCGGCTACGTTCGCTCATGTCAGTATTCCAGATAGGGTTATATTCTAACTGGGTCGTTGCAAAGAGTTTTTTCCAGATGGGCAAATTTTCCCTGCTCCACCAATACAGCTCTTGCTTCATCCAAAACGGGTCGGGATGATAAAGCGGCGCAAGGCCGTGTGCCCTGCGGATAGCGGCAATAACGCCGCTTTTTTCCACTCCGTCCGGCACAACCATGTTTGCAAACAAGTCCCGGTCAACCATTAACATTGATTCCAGATTGCAACCGCCTACTAACTCATTTACCAGCATTATTTTGCACCTCGCTTTCCTGTGCATTATTTTGCAATTCCGTTAAATCGGGTTCAACTATCGTGAAATCAATATTCGTGCCATACATTTTATTTACAATATCAAGAGACTTTTCCAGCGTAATTCTCCACACTTCCCGGCGATTGAACGTCTCCGCGTCAGCGGCTTTACTCTCCTGTACCACCATGCGTTCTTTTTTGTTCGGCTGGACTGATACTCCCAATTCTCGGTAGAAGTCGCACAAAATGTTTCGCCGATATTCCATCAAATCAGGCAATATAAAATTTTTGGACAAATCACGGTCAAACTGCATAATGGGCAGTTCGTAAGATACATCTTTGCCCCCCGCACCGATGGACTTTTTCAAATCCGCGTTGACTATGATAGCGGGCTCGCCGTTTGCCAGTTTGTTAAATAGCATTTCAAGAGAACGTTTCTGTTTATCATCCTTGGCAAACGCGCCGTATGCAAACCGGGAATTTAGCGCAGATTGCCGAATAGCAACCTCTGCCAACTGCATCTCGCGTGCGTACTTTAAAATAATATCCCACGCGCCGCGATAGTCAGGGGTCAGTTTGATAACACCGCATTCCCTGCCGATTTCCAGAGGGCGGGGAAAATTGAAAAACGGGGTAGAAATCTGCATACCGCGCGGTTGAAATTGCAGACCGTATCCGGTCGGAACTCCCGGTTGAACCACAACGCCGTATTTTTTGGACTGGAATACAACCGCGTACCCCATCCGGAACAACTGATACATAAAAGCGTCATAATCCCACGCAATTTGCCCTTCTCCGGATTCTGGTAAACCGGTGAACTCAAACATACCGCGCATACGCTGAAAGAAAGAACGCTCCCAATAGGTCAGTGTATCTGTAGAAAATGTGCGGTCAAAATTACCGCACGGCATGGGAGTGCAATCATAGTGCCCATCATAACACTGATACATTTATTTTCATCTCCTTTACTCGATAAATACGCCTGAATCCATTGCCGCGTTAATATATGCAATTTCATCCGGTTTAGCCCCCTTAGGTTGACAACTGAATCCGCGTGTTTTGCAGTATCCATTCGCAGGGGTCGATACACGCATGACCGGATAGCCATATAATCCCTGATACCCTGCATCATCAATTGGCGGGTAATACAATAGCGTTAGCTTTGCCTTAAGCGGCAAATATACCTGTGATGCACCGCCCAAAGTTCCAACAGTTTGGTTTACAGCGCTGATAGTCTGCCGTACTCCCTCGCCCAACTGCGCCGCACCGGTTGCCACTGCTCCCAAACCGGAAACGCCGCCAGCAATCGCCGCGCCGATACCACCGCCAAACGTCAGCGCGCCGCCTACTGTGGTTGCAATGCCGGACAGTGACTTGATAGGGTCGATGTTTGATGTACCGATACCATACGGCGCGGAAATGTTGGTAGAACCGGTATAAATGGTATAATCTCCACACTGTACTTTAACGGTAACACCACCGTCAATAAAGCTAAACGCCGTGATAACGGTAATAACGCTTGCGTTGTTACATTGGTCAACCGGAATACCAATAACGCCAATGAATGGTACGTACAGCTGTATCTGACAATTCAACCGTTTCCAGTCGTCGGCAGGCCACGGAATAGGAATAACAATAACGTGCACCTTGTTAGAGTTTGCGGACACTACAGGAGCAGTAATGCCGGTTTCAAACTGCCCTAGAGTAATAAGCCCGCCACCAGTTCCAACCTCTGAGGGGTCAACAGGTATCCAGATGCAAGAGCGGATATTCTCGGTTGCGTTGCCGCCAAAAACAAGTTTATTCATAAACTCGGGGAGTGCCACTTCCCATCTTACCATAGCGGTAGTTTCTGCCTTCCATGTGGTAGAAATAACAGCCAGCAAAGAAGTCATCTGAGCTTTAGACAAGGCATAGGCCTGTAAACCGCTTTTACCAACGGCAGAAAGAATATATACTCCCTGCGCGTTAATAGTACCCGGACAGGTATCTACTTCAAGACTTGTCACGGTCGGCTTCATTGCCACGTTCTGCCGGGTATCCTGTAGCCTGAACTGTGCGCCGCTTGCGTCGCTGTTAAAACCGTATTCTATGAACGCCTTGGTTTTTAAAATCTCGCTCCGATACGTCGCCAGAGGGTCAAGTTCCAGCGTGAATTGCCAGATGTTCGCGGTTCCGCGTCCATATACACCCACTGAGATATCACGTATCCAATAGTAACTTTCCGTTTCCTCGCAGTGGCAGTAATTCCATTGCGGGGAGATGTTAAGACTATTCAAGTTTACAAAAATAACCGGGTTTTCCATGCTGGTTACTTTCTTAAAGTCGCATCGTTCTTCATCCTTCAATACCGTGTAATCAAAAATTTTAGTGCTGTTCGTTCGTTTCTGAACGTTTCCAAAATGGAAATGATATCCATGCTTTACAGTAGGTTCAGGGACTGCCCCCCGAAATTCTCCGCGTGCCATTAGTGCACCTTCCTTTCTATAAAGAAAAGGCCGGCCTTTTACGGTCGGCCTTTATCGGCTTGTTACGGCTGTGCGCCCTCGTCTGCCATGTAGAAAAGCACGGCGTTTTCGGTCGGGTCTTGCATGTAGTTCATCTTCCAGTGGTGTTCCGTGTTGTAGTATTCGCCGCTGATGTTAAACGGGGTCGTGTAAACGCTATCCTGCCGGTAAGCGGTAGCCAGTGCCCGGCGGTCATACAGCAGGCCAACAACAAAATCAAGTTTAACGGGTTCCCCCGTCTCCTGTTCTGCAGTGTTCACGTTAAACTGTGCAGGAGTGACCGACACGGCAGACCGGTCGTTGATGTTCTGCCAGAACTGCACACCCTCGTAGTTACCAAACGACAGGTAACCCGGCCCGAAAATCGCCGGATAAACCCACGCCTTGGCGTCGTTAATAAGGGGCTGATACAGCAAAAGCTTTTGCTCGCTCTTGGGCGTGTGCCGGAACAAATGCAGGGTGTTGCCGTTGTCGTCGGTACACAGCGGGGTCAAGTGGTAAAGTTCACTGGATTCTTCCAACAGGCCGGTCAGCGTCTCCATGTAGGACACAAAGAAAGACAAAAATTCTTGCAGATGGACGGTCAGCAGGTCGTGGGTGGTGTACGCCGTACCGCGTGCCATGTTGAACTGCTCGACAAGGTTTACTTTCTGCCCGGGCTTGCCCGTGTTGTACAAACTGCCAATAAAGTTCATGACAACGGCGCGGTTCTCGGCGGTTTTCCATCGTGCAACGTCGTTGCCAATTTCAACCATCATGCCGTTGAGGAATGCGGAAAACTCGCCCTCACTCTGGAAAGCGGTTTTCAGCTGTTCCCGGAAAGTGGTATACCGCTGGTTCAGGGTGCTTTCTCCGGTATAGTACATTTCCAGCGGATACCGTTTCTTGATTTTGTACATATCGACGCTGTTACCATCCCGCAAGGTGTTGGGGTTCTGGGCAGTGTTGATAAACTTGGTTTCGTCAAACTCGCCGCTGAAAAAAGCGATTTTGCGAATTAACAACCCCCACTCCTGAGAAGTTGCTTCAATGCTGGTAAAGCGCCCCGAATAGGGACGAACTGCAATGATAGTGCGGGCAACCATGTTAGAAAGCGCCTGCAAGGTTCCTTCTTTGCTCTGGTCAAGGCACATCTGCCCGACGTTGACGAAAGAACTGGTATCAACAGCAGTGATTGCCGGGGTCTGCCCGGTTACTTCCTTTACCAGCGCGTTGGCAATGGTGTATATGTCCTGCGGACGGAAAACGGTCATACCCGCTTTAGCGGGAATGTTAGGGTTTGCCATTACTTAATCACTCCTTTGCTAAAATCCGGCACATCGGTGCTGGTCTGCTTGGGCTGGTAGGCTCCCAAAATGATATCTTCAACGCTGGTGACGGGGGCGGGATTGCCAACGATACCAGCGGACGGAACAGAGAGGGCAGAGACTTTTTCAGACAGGTCAGCCAGACCGGCAACCAATGCACCGTAATCAGGCGCGGCGGGTACGTTGGTCTGCGTCGCCGGAACAGCGGCAGGCGCGGCCTGCGGGGAGATAGCAGGCGCGGACTGCGGCGCAACAGGCGCGGGAGTAGTCTGCACGGGAGTGCTGGGCTGTGCGCCCATCAATGCGGCAATGTCAGTTTTGGTAAAGCCCATCTTGCCCAAAGTAATAACGTCATTAATAGTAAGTGCCATAATTAGTATGCTCCTTTCCAGCGTGCGCAACGGGTACGCACGTCAACGTGTGTAAAAGTCGAATAAATACCGATACCACCAGAACTACCCAAAAAGCACTCTGCAATCTGGGCAACCTTGGCGGGGGTAACACCAACAATTCTAATATCTGCGGCCTTGCCCTGAACGTGTTGCGAATTTTTCGCCGCGTTTTTGATAGTGGCATTGTATGCCGCGCTTCGGTATCCGCTGTTGATAATAACAGGTTTGCCGGTATACCTTCGGATGTTTTCCAGCAGTTCTACAAGCCGTTCATCTACCAATACAAGGTCTGCGCGGTCTTTTTTGCTGTGAAACTCTTTTACCTTAAAGTGCGGGGATACATACTTTTCTTTATCTGCGCTATATGAAAATGTGAGCATTAAGTTCACCTCATTTCTTAGAACGCGGGAGTGTGCAAGCAAAGAATGCAACCCCACGCCCTTCCGGGGCGCTTTGCTTTTGGGGTCTCCCGCTACTTATTATTATACAGTATTAATCCTGAATGTCAAGATATTGCTTTATCTTTATCAAAGATGGAACGTCGGATACCCATACTTGATTTAATACAAGCATGGTCTGAAAATATGGATGTGCCAGCCTGAAAGCCTGTTTACCCGCGTTGGTATCAGGATAAATTTCCCGGGACTGGTGCGGGGATTGACACAGATAATAGTGGTTTCCATCATACTGATAACAATACAACCCCGCAACCTGAAATTCCGGTTTCATGCCGCGCAAATTCATAGGCCGGACTTGTTCAAGATTGTTATATGCAAACTTATTCTCCATTGCCATCTGATAGAATTTGCTGTCCGGGTTTTTCATCATGTGCCGCATGAACGCAGTGTTTGCACGCTTACCGGAAACAACCGTGCTTTTTGGCATTCCGATGAAAACACCGGAACTTGTAACCGTCCATTCTTTGCCCGTCCTCGCAAGTTTTGCAATTTCATCCACGACACCCAATTCAACAAGAATAGGAGACGCAATATCAAATGCGTTTGCAAGTAACCAAATTCTGAGAGGGGGATACCCCTCTAACTCTCTGTTGCCGTTTATGGTAACATATGCGTTTAGCACCGCATCGCCCTCGGCCTTGCGTTTCATAACAATTCGTTCGGGGATAAATTCATCAAATACCACGTCCTCAAACTGCGAACCGTTAAAACCGCGAATATTTGCAATACTAGGCAAGGTCATACCAATGCCGTATTTTTCAATGCACTTTGTTGGCTTACCGTCCTCGTCATATTCGAATTTACCAACGGAATAAGTAACTTTACCACTTTTAACAATATCCGCGTCAAATCCTGCTTTTTTCAATGGCAAGAATGGGTTTAAATCGGGGTCGGATGTGATAGCGTCAAACTCTGTTGTTGTGCGCCTGAGATACAGAAAGTGCCGGTTGTTCTCAAGCATATATTTAAGTGTGCCGTAGGTCTTACCAACTTGCCGCTTACCTATCAGGATGTTACACCAACAACCCAAACGGGCGACAGCTGGAATATTTATCCAGCCGCCGCCCTCGTAAAGGTCAAGCGGCGTTTCGCTCCGCTTGCTCATATTCGTTATACCTCGTAACGGGTTTTAAAGTCCCGCTTTTCGCCCGTGCCGGTAAAGTGGTCGAGCACGGTTTTAATAACGCGCTGTTCGTCTGCTTCAGACAGATACACCATAAAACGGTCGTGATACTGCCCGTCCTTGCCCTTAACCTGCGGGGTGCTGATGAAGTAACCGCCAGCTTTTTTCTCCACAAGACGCATATCCCGCAAAGAAGCACCGGGAATGTTCAGAGTGAACACAATGCAAGTATCACTCATCTGATATGCGGCCTGAATGGTCGCCCCGGTAAGGTTCAGGGTCGGACGGTCGTTAACTTCGGGTGCGGGAACAGTGGTGTTTTTCTTGATAGCCATAATACACATATCTCCTTGTTACTTATCGCATACGCTTAGAAAATCCAGCGCAACAGAAACTGCTTTGCGGTAGAATCGCCGTTTGTCGGGAAAAGCGCGGTCGGTGACTGATTGGTGAAAATAGTGGCGATGTGATGCCGCTGTGCTTCCAGTTCAGCAACAATCTGCTCCATGGTCTTACCACCATGATTGCAGGGGTTCCACTGCGGGGAGTAAGGAAAACCACGCCGCGCCGCTTCTTCAAACGCACGGATGGGCAGGGGGTCAAGCTTACCAACTCCGGTTACCACGTTCAACACGTTGCCGTCTTTATCGTACACAATGCCAAAAATGTTCTGTGCGGCATCCTCATACAACATAACGTGCGAAACATTGGTAGGAGTGGTACAGGTGCAAGGGTCATTCATTGCTATCACCCGCACTTTCTGCCGGGATATCAACGTAACGCGAAATGGTATCATCCCATGCCATATTAGCACCGGACTGTGCGCACACCTCGGTGAAAATAACCTCGGGGGCTACATCCTCATAGGCAACTTCCAACTCACACCGCTTCACGGTCGTGTTGAGGACGCGCACGCCATTCGACGCCTTAACGATATCGGCGCACATTTTACGGCTTGCCGTGTCGAGAAAAACGATATCGTTAACCTCTCGACCTTTAACAGCAGTAACAACAACATATGGGATTTTAATTTTCATGTGAACTACTCCTTTACAATTGTATTGCATCCAGTTTGTTTACAAGAAGCTTTTCCTTGCAAAATTATAATACCATAACGCACGGATAAAATCATGAACAACCTGTTAACAATTTACTTTAAGATAGTACAGTTTATTCGAGTGAACTTCATTCAAGTAAAGTGCAGAGCGGCGAGTGCACTTCAGTGTAGTAAAGTACTGTTTATCGGACTTCATTGCTTTACTGTCCTGAAGTTAGGGGAAACTTACTT